ATGACATTGATCAAGGCGACGGATGCCGGGGCGGGGGACGAATGCGTCGACCTGGCCGAACGGCAGTTGATGGAGGCGCTTCGCGCGGTGGCGGAGGTCACGGAGAAAATTCGCCGGCAGGAGTTCGACTCGCTGGCGGACATGCCGAAGGTCGCGGCGAGCGCGTCTGCGGCGGCGCGGCAGTTGTTGACGGAGAAGAACCGTGTTTACGAGCAGCAGAAACGAACCGTCGGGGTCGTCCACGACTATGCAATCGACTTCGATGCCGCACGGGACGAGATCGGGCGCCGCCTGGCTCGTCTCCGAGCCGCCGGAGACGGCTGAGACCTTTCTGGCGGGGCTGAGCGAGGGAGCGCTGCTGGCGTTGCCGTACCTGTTCGAGTTCTGGGCGCTGCCACACCAGCTGCCGCCCGAGGGCGACTGGCGGACATGGGTGATCATGGGCGGTCGTGGCGCGGGCAAGACGCGCGCCGGGGCAGAGTGGGTTCGGTCCGAGGTCGAAGGCGCGCTGCCGCTGGATCCGGGTCGGTCGTCCCGCGTCGCGCTGGTCGGCGAAACGATCGATCAGGTCCGCGAGGTCATGGTGTTCGGCGACAGCGGCATCCTTGCCTGTTCGCCGCCGGACCGCCGCCCCGAGTGGCAGGCGACGCGGCGGCGGCTGGTCTGGCCGAACGGGGCGGTCGCGCAGGTGTTCTCGGCGCACGAACCCGAGGGGCTGCGGGGGCCGCAGTTCGATGCGGCTTGGGTCGATGAGCTGGCGAAGTGGAAGAAGGCCGAGGAGGCATGGGACATGCTGCAGTTCGCGCTGCGGCTGGGCGAGCATCCGCGTGCGGTGGTGACGACGACGCCCCGCAACGTGGGCGTCCTGAAGCGGCTGCTGGAGGCGGGATCGACGGTGACCACCCACGCGGCGACCGTCGCGAACCGGGCCAACCTTGCGGACAGTTTCCTGGCCGAGATGCAGTCGCGGTACGCGGGGTCGCGTCTTGGACGGCAGGAGTTGGACGGGGTGCTGCTGGAGGATCTGGAGGGCGCCCTGTGGTCGGGCGCGCGGCTGGAGGCGCTGCGGTTCGACGCGGTGCCCGAGTTGGACCGGATCGTGGTGGCGGTGGCCCCGCCGGTGACGGGGCACGCGGGGTCGGACGACTGCGGGATCGTCGTGGTCGGGGCGACGCTGGATGGTGCCCCGCCGGACTGGCGCGGCTGGGTGCTGGAGGACGCGAGCCTGTCGGGCGCGAGCCCGCAGGCCTGGGCCGAGGCGGTGCTGGATGCACGCGACCGCTGGGGCGCGGACCGGGTGGTCGCGGAGGTGAACCAAGGCGGCGACCTTGTGGAGCAGCTTTTGCGGAATATCGATCCGCTGGTGCCCTATCGCTCGGTCCGGGCGACGCGCGGCAAGGCGGCCCGGGCGGAGCCGGTGGCGGCGCTGTACGAGCAGGGGCGGGTCCGGCATCGGTCGGGCGCCGAGGCCGGGCTGGAGGCACTGGAGGACCAGATGTGCCGAATGACGGCGCAGGGCTACCGGGGCAAGGGATCGCCCGACCGGGTGGATGCGCTGGTCTGGGCGCTGCACGAGTTGCTGATCGCCCCGGCGACGCGCCACCGCAGACCCTCGATCAAGAGTTTGGGGTGAGCACCGGTCCGGCTTAGCCGGCGAAAGGTCCGGTGGACCTTTCGAGGTGCGAACGGGCGGAGCCCCGGGGCCGGTCCGGCTTAGCCGGCGAAAGGTCCGGTGGACCATACGACACGCGAATGGGCGGAGATCGGGAGGCTTTACGGAGCTTGAAGTCCGGTCTTTCGCCTACATGGGGTGGGGGCGCTGCCCCCGTCGCGCGGTGCGCGACTCCCCCGAGGTATTTGGAAAGAGAAGAAGGCCGGGTGCGGGCGATCCGTGGCGGCGGCCCGGGACCGGCCGGGATGGTCCGGTCGGGATGGCCTGGGCTGCGTCTTCGCGCGGCTTCGGGCTGGCATGTGATGCGAGGAGCGAGGAGCGGGGATGTTCGAGTTTCTGAAGCGGCGGGTCGATGTGGCGCCGGAGCGCAAGGCCTCGGCCACCGGGCGGGTGATGACCTGGTCCAGTGCGGGGCGGGTTGCGTGGAGCCCGCGGGATACGGCGACGCTGACGCGGACCGGGTTCGCGGCAAACCCCGTGGGCTTTCGCGCGGTGCGCATGATCGCCGAGGCGGCGGCGGCGCTGCCGTTGGTGTTGCAGGACAACGGGCAGCGGTTCGAGGTGCATCCGCTGCTGGAGCTGGTCGGGCGGCCGAACCCGGCGCAGGGGCGGGCAGAGCTGCTGGAGGCGCTGTATTCGCAGCTTCTGCTGAGCGGAAACGCCTATGTCGAGGCGGTGGGCGGCGCGGCGGGGTTGCCGCTGGAGCTGCACGTTTTGCGGTCGGACCGGATGTCGGTGGTGCCGGGGACGGATGGCTGGCCGGTGGCGTTCGAATACGCGGTCGGGGCGCGCAAGCACCGGTTCTCGGTCGGCGAGGGCGTTTCGCCGATCTGTCATATCCGGTCGTTCCATCCGCAGGACGACCACTATGGGTTCTCGCCGATGCAGGCGGCGGCGCAGGCGGTGGACGTGCACAACGCGGCGTCCCGGTGGTCGAAGGCGCTGTTGGACAACGCGGCACGGCCGTCCGGCGCGATCGTCTATCACGGGGCCGACGGGCAGGGGGCGCTGGCGCCGGATCAGTACGAGCGGTTGCAGCACGAGATGGAGGCCTATCACCAGGGCGCGGCCAACGCGGGGCGGCCGATGTTGCTGGAGGGCGGGCTGGACTGGAAACCGATGGGGTTCTCGCCCTCGGACATGGAGTTTCAGAAGACCAAGGAAGCGGCGGCGCGGGAGATCGCGCTGGCCTTCGGGGTGCCGCCGATGCTGCTGGGGATCCCCGGGGACGCGACCTATGCGAATTATCAGGAGGCGCACCGGGCGTTCTACCGCCTGACCGTGCTGCCCCTGGTGGCGAAGGTCACCGCCGCGCTGGCGCACTGGCTGGGCGGATACGCCGGCGAGGTGCTGGACCTGCGGCCCGACCCGGATCAGGTGCCGGCGCTGGCGGCCGAGCGCGACCAGCAGTGGGCGCGGGTTTCGGGGGCGGCCTTCCTGACGGATGCGGAGAAGCGGGCGCTTCTGGGGCTGCCGCCGCTGGCGGATGGCGAGGCGGACCGATCAGCGGAAGGGGACGGGCGATGATGGAAGCGGGCATGGGCGGGCTGGAGCACAAGTTCTGCCGCCTTGGCGAGGAACTGAGCGTCACGGACGGCTCGGCGATCGAGGGCTATGCGAGCCTGTTCGGCGCCCGGGATCAGGGCGGCGACGTGGTGACGAAGGGCGCCTATGCGCGCTCGCTGGACGCGATGGCGGCGGCGGGGCGGCGGGTGAAGATGCTGTGGCAGCACGACCCGGCGCAGCCCATCGGGGTGTGGGACGAGGTGCGCGAGGATGCCAAGGGGCTGTTCGTGAAGGGCCGCCTGCTGCCGGACGTGGCGCGGGGCCGCGAGGCGGTGGCGCTGTTGCAGGCGGGGGCGATCGACGGGTTGTCGATCGGCTATCGGACGGTGCGCGCGGGCAAGGACGATGCCGGGCGTCGGCTGTTGCAGGAGGTGGAGCTTTGGGAGGTGTCGCTGGTGACTTTCCCGATGCTGCCGGATGCGCGGATCGGGGCCAAGGGGGACGCACCGGCGATGGACCTGCTGAACGACGTGGCTGCGGCGCTGACCGAGGCGCGGCGGTCGCTGGCCGAGGTGCGGGCCGGGGAAGACGCAGGTGGGCAAACGCGGAAGAGGAGAGCGGGATGAGCGAGACCGGAATGAGCAAGACCGGGATGAGCAAGGCCGGGATGGACGCGCCGGAGGCTTCGGCGGGCGCGACGGTGAAGGCGGCGCTGGCGGGGCTGGTGCAGGATCTTGGGCAGTTCCAGTCCGAGATGAAATCGAAGTTTCAGCAACAGGAAGAGCGACTGATGATGCTTGATCGGAAATCTCTGAGCCGGGCGCGCCCGGAACTGGCGACCGCGGCCGAGGCCGAGGCGCCGCATCAGAAGGCCTTTGCCGCCTATGTGCGCAACGGCGACGCGGACGGGCTGCGTGGGCTGGACCTTGAGGGCAAGGCCATCGCGGTGTCGGGCGACGGTGGCTATCTGGTCGATCCGAAAACCTCGGACCAGATCCGCAGCGTGCTGTACTCGACGGCGTCGCTGCGCGGCGTGTCGACCGTGGTGAATGTCGAGGCGACGTCCTACGACGTGCTGATCGACACCACCGAGGCGGGTGCCGGATGGGCGACCGAGACCGATCCGACCGCCGAGACCGGCACTCCGACGGTCGAGCGCATCGTCATTCCGCTGCACGAGCTGTCGGCCATGCCGAAGGCGTCGCAGCGGCTGCTGGACGACAGCGCCTTCGACATCGAGGGGTGGCTGGCGTCGCGGATCGCCGAGAAGTTCGCCCGCGCCGAGGCGCAGGCCTTCGTGTTGGGCGACGGCGACGACAAGCCGACCGGCTTCCTGACCTATGACACGGCGGCGAACGGGACCCAGATCTGGGGCGAGATCGGTCATGTCACCACCGGGCAGGACGGCGGTTTCGCGGCTGTCGCGGCGGCGGATGCGATCATCGACCTCGTTTACGCTTTGGGCGCGCAATACCGGGCGAACGGGACCTTCGTGATGAACTCGAAGACCGCCGGCATGGTGCGCAAGCTGAAGGACGGCGACGAGCGGTTCCTGTGGTCGGACGGGCTGGCGGCGGGCGAACCGGCGCGGCTGCTGGGCTATCCGGTGCTGATTGCCGAGGACATGCCCGACATTGCCAGCGGCAGCCTGTCGATCGCCTTCGGCGATTTCGCGGCGGGCTACACCATTGCCGAGCGGCCGGACCTGCGCATCCTGCGCGACCCGTTCTCGGCCAAGCCTCATGTGCTGTTCTACGCGACCAAGCGCGTGGGGGGCGATGTCAGCGACTTCGAGGCGATCAAGGTCCTGAAGTTCTCGGCCTGATGGATCAGGCTCCTTGCCGCCCTGCCGCGATGGCGGCGGGGCGGTGTGGGGTGCGCCGTTCCCGAGGCTGCGTGTCCCTGTTCAGGCACGCGCGTGGGCGTGCTGGACCGGACCCGAGCCGCCGGGCGTGGCAGGGTCCCGATTTCGGAGACAATCCATGATGTTAGTGGAGCAGACCACGGTGCCCTTGGAGGCGCTTCCGGTCGAGGAGTTCAAGGATCACCTGCGGCTGGGGCGCGCGTTCGCGGACAGCGGGGTGCAGGACGGGGTGCTGGAGACCTATCTGCGGTCGGCGCTGGCGGCGATCGAGGGGCGGACGGGCAAGGTGCTGCTGGAGCGGACCTTTGCGTGGACGCTGAGCGGATGGCGCGAGCTTGGGCGTCAGGCGCTGCCGGTGGCGCCGGTGACGTCGATCACCGGCGTGAAGCTGATCGACCGGCACGGCGACGAGACGGTGATCGCGCCGGAGAAGTNCCGGCTGTTGCCCGATGCGCAGCGGCCCCGTCTTGTCTCGACCGCGCTGCATTTGCCGCTGATCCCGACGAACGGTCAGGCCGAGGTGACGTTCGTCGCCGGGTTCGGGCCGGCCTGGGACGATGTGCCCGCCGACCTTGGGCAGGCGGTGTTCCTGCTGGCGGCGCATTATCACGAGAACCGGTCGGCGGTGCTGGCGGGCGAGGNGGCGATGCCGTTCGGGGTCAGTCTGCTGATCGACCGGTACCGCACGGTTCGCCTGTTCGGGGAGGGCGGACGATGAGGCGCCCGGTGCTGAACCGACGGTTGGAATTGCAGGCGCCGGTGCGGGTGGCGGACGGTGCCGGGGGCTACGCGACCACGTACGAGGTGCTGGGCGAGGTCTGGGCCGGGGTGCGGCCGGGCACCGGGCGCGATTCCGAAGCGGCGGGGCTGACGCTGGCGCAGGTGCCGGTGCGGATCACCGTGCGCGGGGCGCCGGTGGGCTCTCCGCAGCGGCCTGTCGCGGGCCAAAGGCTGCGCGAGGGATCGCGGGTGTACCGGATCCTTGCGGTGACCGAGGCGGATGCGGCTGGGGCGTACATTGTGTGCTTCGCGCGCGAAGAGGAGGTCCCGGCATGAGCTATGGCATGGCGGCGGCGTTGCAGACGGCGGTCTACGGGGCGCTGGCGGGGGACGCGGCGCTGAGTGCTGCCGTCGGGGGCGCGGTGTTCGACGCGGCGCCGTCCGGTGCGGCGCCCGCGTTATACGTGATGCTGGGCGCGGAGGACGTGCGCGAGCGCAACGACGCGACCGGTCACGGGGCGCGGCATGATTTCGTGGTCAGCGTGGTGACGGACGTGGCGGGGTTTCATTCCGCGAAGGCGGCGGCCGTGCTGGTGTCCGACATCCTGCAGGACGCGGACCTGCCGCTGACGCGGGGGCGGCTGGTGAGCCTTGATTTCCTGCGGGCGCGGGCGCGGCGGACCGAGCAGGGCACGCGGCGGCAGATCGACCTGCGGTTCCGCGCACGTGTCGAGGACGACTGAGTTTTCAAGAACCTGGAGTGACGGATATGGGTGCCCAGAACGGCAAGGATCTTCTGATCAAGCTGGACATGACCGGCGGCGGTGTGTTCGAGACCATCGCGGGCCTGCGTGCCTCGCGGATTTCCTTCAACGCCGAGAGCGTCGACGTGACCAGCCTGGAAAGCCAGGGCGGGTGGCGCGAGTTGCTGGGTGGTGCGGGCGTGAAGTCGGCGCAGATCTCGGGCAGCGGTATTTTCCGCGACGAGACCACGGACGAACGTGCGCGGCAGATCTTCTTCGATGCCGAGATGCCGGAGTTTCAGGTGATCATCCCCGATTTCGGGATCGTCGAAGGGCGGTTTCAGGTGACCTCGATCGAATACGCGGGGTCGCACAACGGCGAAGCCACCTACGAGTTGTCGATGGCGTCCGCGGGCGCGCTGACCTTCACGGCGCTCTGATGGGGAACCCCTGGACGGGCGAGGTGACGCTGGTCGTCGATGGGCGCGCGCGGGTGATGAAGCTGACGCTTGGCGCGCTGGCCGAGCTGGAGGCGCGGCTGGAGGCGGACACGCTGGTCGCGATGATCGAGCGGTTCGAGGCGGGCGCGTTTTCCACCCGCGATGTCTTGGCGCTGATCGTGGCGGGGCTGCGGGGCGGCGGCTGGGACGTATCGGCCCGGGATCTGCTGGCGGCCGAGATCGAGGGCGGGCCGGTGGGCGCCGCGCGGGCGGCGGCGCACCTGCTGGCGCGGGCCTTCGCGACGCCGGACGTGCCCGGGTGACGGCGTTCGACTGGCCCGTCCTGATGCGGGCCGGGATGCGGGGGCTGGGGCTGCGGCCCGCCGAGTTCTGGGCGCTGACGCCAGCCGAACTGGTGCTGCTGCTGGGCGGCGGCGAGGGGGTGGCGCCCTTGGACCGGGCGCGGCTGGACGAGCTGGCGCGGGCCTTTCCCGATCGGGTGAATGGAGGGACGGATGGACGAGTTTGACGCGCTGGACATGCAGATCGAGGCGCTGGAGACCTCGCTGGGCGGCACCACGGAGATGGCGCGCGTTTTCGACGCCGAGATGCGGGCGATGGGCGAGACCATTTCCGGCACCGGGCGCGAAGTACGCATTCTGTCCAGCGGTATCAGCCGCGGGCTGCGGGCGGCGTTCGACGGGCTGATCTTCGACGGGATGAAGCTGTCGGATGCGCTGAAGACCGTGGCGCGGTCGATGGTGGACGCGGCCTATAACGCGGCGATCAAGCCGGTGACCAGCCATATCGGCGGGCTGCTGGCGAACGCGGTGGAGGGCTTCATTCAAGGTGGCATCCCCTTTGCGAAGGGCGGTGCCTTCACGCAAGGCCGGGTCGTGCCCTTCGCCAGCGGCGGTGTCGTCAGCGGGCCGGTGACCTTCCCGATGCGCGGCGGGCTTGGGCTGATGGGCGAGGCGGGCCCGGAAGCGATCATGCCGCTGGCGCGCGGGGCGGACGGGCGTCTGGGTGTTCGGACGGCGGGCGGCGGGCGCCCGGTTTCCGTCACCATGAACATCCAGACGCCGGATGCCGAAAGCTTCCGCCGCAGCCAAAGCCAGATCGCGGCGCAGATGGGTCGGGCGTTGGCGCGCGGCCAGCGCAACCGCTGACACAGGAGGAGGACGGGCAATGGGGTTTCACGAGGTACGGTTTCCCGCGTCGCTGAGCTTTGGCTCGGTCGGCGGGCCGGAGCGTCGCACCGAGGTGGTGACGCTGGCGAACGGGTTCGAGGAACGAAACTCTCCGTGGGCGCATTCGCGACGCCGCTATGACGCGGGGATCGCGATGCGGTCGCTGGACGACGTGGAAACGCTGATCGCGTTCTTCGAGGCGCGGCAGGGCCAGTTGCACGGGTTCCGGTGGAAGGACTGGTCGGACTTCAAGTCGTGCGCTTCGTCGGCGGAGCCCGGGTTTGAGGATCAGGAGATCGGGGTCGGCGACGGCGAGACGCGGGCGTTCCAGCTGGTGAAAACCTACCGGTCGGGTGACGTCACCTATGCGCGGCCTGTGACCAAGCCCGTGGCCGGGTCGGTGCGGGTCGGGGTGCAGCGCGATCCAATGGTCGAGACGGTGCACTACACGCTGGACGCAACGACCGGGGTAGTCACCTTCGTCACGCCGCCGGACCGGGATGCGGTGGTCTATGCCGGGTTCGAGTTCGACGTGCCGGTGCGGTTCGACACGGACCGCATTCAGGTCTCGGTGGCAAGCTTCAAGGCGGGCGATGTGCCCAGCGTGCCGATTGTCGAGGTGCGGGTATGACCGCGTTTCCCGCCGATCTGGCGGCGCATCTGGCGACGGGTGTCACGACGCTGTGCCGATGCTGGTCCGTGGTGCGCCGGGACGGGACGGTGTTCGNCTTCACCGATCACGACCGGCCGCTGGCGTTCGATGGTCTCGACTTTCGGCCTGACAGCGGCATGTCGGCGGCGGCGATCCAGTCGGGGACCGGGCTGTCGGTCGACAACTCGGAAGCCGTGGGCGTGCTGAGCGACGCGACCTTGACCGAGGCCGACATCCTTGCCGGGCGGTTCGACGGCGCGGCGGTGACCGCGTGGCTGGTGAACTGGGCGGAGGTGGCGCAGCGCGTGGTGCTGTTTCGGGGCGAGTTGGGAGAGTTGCAGCGCGGCTCTGGTGCGTTTCAGGCGGAGCTGCGCGGGCTGTCCGAGGCGCTGAACCAGCCGATGGGGCGGGTGTATCAGACGCCGTGCTCGGCGGTGCTGGGGGACGCGGCTTGCGGTGTCGACCTGACCGCGCCGGGCTATGCGACCGAGCGTGCGGTCGAGGTCGTGGAAGACGGCAAGTGGTTCCGCTTTGCGGTGTTCGACGGCTTCGCGGACCGGTGGTTCGAGAAAGGGCGGCTGGTGGTGTTGTCGGGACCCGCGCAGGGGCTGTCGGCGGTGGTCAAGAACGACCGGCTGTCTGCCGGGGCGCGCGTGATCGAGACATGGGAGGCAGTGCCCGCCAAGGTGTCGGCGGGCGACGTGGTGCGGATCGAGGCGGGCTGCGACAAGCGGGCGGACACGTGCCGGGCGAAGTTCGACAACTTCCTGAACTTCCGAGGCTTTCCGCACATTCCCGGGGAGGATTGGCTGATGAGCTATCCGACCTCGGACCGTCCCAACGACGGAGGGAGCCGTAACGGATGGGCGCAATAGGAACGCAGGCGCTGGCGGAGGCGCGGCGCTGGATCGGGACCCCCTATGTCCACCAGTGTTCGGCGCTTGGCGCGGGGACGGATTGCCTTGGGCTGGTGCGCGGGGTGTGGCGGGCGCTGTACGGCGCAGAGCCCGAGACCGTGCCCCCCTACACGCCGGACTGGTCGGAGCCGCAGCATGACGAGCGTCTGTGGCGGGCTGCGCTGGCGCACCTTGTGCCTGCCGAGAAAGACGCTGCGGGCGATATCCTGCTGTTCCGGATGCGGCGGGCGGGCGTGGCCAAGCATCTTGGCATCGCTGGCGAGACCGGCGCTGCGCCGACCTTCGTGCACGCCTATTCGGGGCATGCGGTGATGGAGAACGCGCTGTCGCTGCCGTGGAAACGCCGCGTCGTGGCGCGGTTCCGGTTTCCGGAAAGGACTTAG